ATAACCTATGGTTGTAGACAAATATGCTGGCAGGTGTTTGGACGTGGGTTCGACTCCCACCGGCTCCATATATACTTTCTAAAGTTTTCTAAAAGTTTCTAAAACGTTGTAAAAACAACGTTTTTTGTTTTATACTTTCTATTCTTTTTTGAACCTTTTTGGAACCAACAGACCCAAAAACAGACCCTTTTTTATCCAAAGGGTCTGTTTTTATGTTATTTGTTTAAAAATCAATATAGTTTGCGAACTTTTCGCCAATATCATCCTTAGCCTCTTTAGTGATGTGCGTATAGATGTTCATGGTTGTTTTTAAATCTGAGTGTCCAAGTCTATACTGGACCTGTTTGAGTGTCATTCCAGCTTCGAAGCATAGGCTGGCATGTGTATGTCGAAAGCCGTGGATCCTAATCGGACGCATGTCCGAATCTTTGACAATTTGTTGAAGCCATTTCCGTGGTAGTGTTCCTGGTATTGGTTTCCCAAATTCATTTTCAAAGATAAAAGTAGCAGTAGGATTCATTTCTCTCCACTCTGTGAGTAGGTCACTTGTCTTTTTGTCCAAGCTGATCAATCGGTTGCTACTTTTGTTTTTTGTAGGACCGACAGATTCCCCGTCAAATCCTCTCGTAATGGCTTTGTTTATGCTCAGAGTGTTATTGGTCCAGTCTTCCCATTTGAGGGCTAAAACCTCCCCTTTTCGAGCCCCTGTGAAGGCTAGAAGACGAAAGAAGACTTTCTTTCTCAGTTCATCTGTTTGGTCTACTAACTTAAGGAAAGATTTCAATTCCTCCTTGTCGTAAAAATCGCTATCTGTATCTGCTTGCTTTCTGACAAGCGTCGTTACACTTTCAACCGGATTGGTTGAGATGTAGCCATGTCTGATAGCGTACTTACATATGTTATTCATCAAGCCTTTCATTTTACGTCCGTAAACAAGTTTTTTGGACCAGGCATTGACTTGTTCCTGAAGCTGAAGAGGAGTGAGAGCAGAAATCTTCTGATCTCCTAAAGTCGGATAGATATGATTTTTTATATTTCGTTCGGTCTTGATGTAGGTGCTATCCTGTACTGTGTCAGAATATTCCTTGAGCCATTTTTCAGCGACTTCCTCGACAGTGATTTCCTCGACAGTGATTTCCTCGCTATTTTTAAGGTCAGTTTGAAGTTGGAGAAGTGCTGCTCTTGCCTTGGCTTTTGTCTGGAAGCCCTGACGCTTTACATACTTGTCCTTTCCATTTTCTTTACCGACATAGATCCTGAATTTATAGGCAGTGTCGCCATTTTTCTTTTTATATGATTTTATTTCCATTGCGTTTTACCTCATTTCTTGTTAAAATGGGTATAAGAAAAAGACCTTTTTAATGGCTTTTCTTATCCTACTCCCAAACGCTTACATCACCCATTATTTGAGCGTTTGGGGTTCTTCTTTATATTTCTTTATGTTATAATCGTTTCAGAAGGAGGTAAAATAAATGAAACTTAACGTTTATGCCCATCTCTCTGTTTTATTGAAGATTTCGGCGATAGTATTTATTTTTATCTATCTTCTTTTTTATACGATTATTAGTTATTTTTGGATTTTAATCACAAGTTTTTTATTATCAGAGCTATTTATTCGTCTGTTTCTTCAAATTCGAGTTGTTCAAACTGATCATCAGCGCTATTAATAATTTTTCTAGCTTTCTCAGGGGCTTCCAAATCTAAATCTAGGATAGATTTTATCATTTCTTCAGAGGCACCTGCTTTGACCAACTTCTCAAAAGCTTCTGCATTTTTATAAGATGCAGTGGCTTTTTTTATTGCTTCATCTCCATCACTGTTTAATGTTGCACTAGCTTTACCATTTTTTAAGTCGAGTTCAATTTTACCACCATTTCTTTTTACAGCACGATCAAACCTATACCCAGCAAGTAAGAGTGTCAAAAAAGTAAGCAGTGGAATAAGAACTTCTGGATCTCCTAAGAATTCAATTGGTCCTTTAGACTGAACATTAGTTCTTAGTGTTATTTTATTGTTTGTTCCATTTTCTCTTTGAAGAAGCTGAGCCATATTGAGTGTTGTATATAAAAATGTTGAGTAAGCAAAAGCATCGATGTTCATCTCTTCTTGGACTTTAAAGGTCATACTCATCTCATTATCATCAATATAAGCATCATAAAGCCCTCTGTTAATGTATTTTTTATACTGATTTGCATCAGAAACAGTGTGGCCAGCATATACTAATTTATATAATTGAGGATCAATATCTTTATTTTTGATTTCACCTAACCAACTAACTTTGATTCGTTTATTGTATGGACATACGTTAGTAGCATCTAATATATTACTTTCTTTTTCAGTATATGGTTAGCTTATAACTTCTCCAACTAATAAATTATTAGGTGCTTGCGAGGGGACGATAACGATATCACCAAGTTTGATTTTATAAGCAAATCTCATCATTTGATTATAGGCCGATCCTGGTTTTTCCATTTTTATATCAGATTCTCTAAGTTTTGCTTTTACAGAGGTCTCATCAAGTTTTTCTAAATCTTGTAAGGTAATAAAATTCCAACCTATAGCAATGTATCCACCAATTAGGAAACTACGATAGTACTCCCCACGGTTCGCTCTAATAAACCAATAATCTTTGGAGCTGTCAATTTTAGGAAGCTTTGAAAACATCCTTTTACACATATTATTTAACAATAAAACATCATCATTTAATTCTGAATTCATATATAATTTTCCTTGTAGTTTTAAAACTAAATAATTTTCTCAAACACCATTGTAGCCTGGATGCGATCTCCTCCACCTAGGCCCTTGCTGCCCCCGTTAGCTGTGCTAATGGTATGGAGTCGGTATCCTTTGGCAACTTGTTTGTTAATCACATCTTCAAGTTCAGTGAGGTTTCCAGATCCAGTACCAAATAACTTTTCTTTAAGTGTTACTTGAAGCACAACATAGTTCAATCCAGTTGCTCCTGAAGCTCCAGAAAAAGAACTTTCTTGTTTAACATTATCAAAAAATCCCATAATAATTCCTTTTCTATTTTAAGCAATTTCTCGTAATTCTCTCTCGAATTGCTGAAGTGTTATGCTTGCCCAATCATAATCATTTTTGTATGCTTGAACAATACTTAATGCGTAATATTCTTCGCAATGACAATTATAAATTAGAAAATTCATGAGACGGTTATGCAAAGCAGGCTTTGACATTTGGCTAGCCTCTATAAGTTGTTCAAAAGTGGTTCCAATATTAATATAATTTAGTAACTTTTGATCATTCAGAAATAAAATTGAGGCAATTATGTTCGCTTCATCTTCCAAAGGAGCAATTTCTTCTGGGTACGAGTCGCTGTAATTAGAAGATGTCTTAGAAACCAGGACTTTATCGTATACAGAACTCATAAGATGGAAGTAAATATGAACAAGTTCGTGAAGAATAGTAAACATTACCCGACTTTTCACTACGTCTTGATTAATATACACAATAAATCGTTGCGTTTCAAAATCAGGAATTGTCATGCCAGAGCATACATTACAGAAACTGGAATCAACTAAAGAAAGAGTGCTTTTTGAAGTCAATCGATATTTAATTGTTTGTTTTTTATCAGGAAACCATTTGTACATTAAATCGGATTCGAAATAAACAAATCGAATATTAAAGTTAGCTTCAAAAAATTCTATAATTAAATCAAATGTTAGCTGTGAGACATGAACTTTACAGTATTCAGATACGTCTAAAAGAAGTCGAGTAGCATTTGTGTGATATTGTAAGTAAGTTTCTTTTGAGGGTCTTGTATAATGTTTCAAATAGTCACCTACTTCCAAAGAGAATCGTCTTTGACGAGATCACGGGCAGTTTTCATCATTCTAGAGAGTGCTTTGTTGAAGCGCTCTTTTTCGTCGTCCGACATATCTTCAGTTTCTTTGCGAAACATGACGAGTGTTTGCTCTTCTATAGGATCGGTATCTACAATTGAGGCATCCGATGCAATCCGTGGATTATCTGTGCGTCCCAAGAGGTAGTCGGTGGACACGTTGAAATAGTCAGCAATCTCTTGCAACCTTTCAGCATTTGGCTTTTTGTTTTTCATGCTATAGATTGTATTTCTACTATATCCAAGTGTTTCTTCAAGTGAATTAATAGAAATTCCACGCATTTGGCAAAGTTCTTTTATTTTTTCGAATAAAGAAAACATTGATTTATCAACCTTTCTAAGGCATGACAAAAAATATTTAAACTTTTGTTTGAAAAGTGTTGACAAAACGCAAACTATAGTTTAAAATATTATTCGTAAGCTAAGGAGTTAGCGAATAGCACTACTAAAAAAATAAAACCTAAAAAAACTGATTGGCGTCCGTTTTGTCTAGGTAAATCTTACCTTTTTAGTAGGTCTTTTCTCTATGCTTAAATTCTAATCTATAGATTGTTTTTTGTCAAGAAATTCGCTAACTTTTTAAAAAAAATTTTAAAAGGAGGTCATAAGATGAGTGATTTATCAAAAAAATCACTACCAATCCAAGATTTAGAAATCAAGATTAGTAGTGATTCTGGTATTCCACATGTTATTTTGAATGGTATCGATTTCCAAGCTGAAGATATCGGCCTTAAATCTATCAAAATTATATGGGGAACCAATGGAGAGAAAAACCCAGGAACTCTCATTCAAATTGACTATATAGATGCTCGTGAACAGATACACGAAGCAACTGTCAAGCAATCATTTCAAAATACGTTACTTAAATAACTCTGGGTTTGTGGTGAGGTTAGTAATGATTTGAGAAGCTGTTTGAGATAGGAAGTTTAGTGAAAAGACACCTACTTTTTCAGCGACACTCTTGGTTTCTCTCCAAACTTTAGGACTCCTAATAGAATCAAGAAACTGATGTCCTTCGTAAGTCATGCCATGAACAAAAGCAACATACAACGAATTTGAACCGTCAAACTTCGGAGTCCAATCTATAAAACCAGCTTCTGATAGTAACTTACAGTGATAAACAATAGTATTTATCTCATATTTATTAGCCCTGTTAAACTTCGAGTTACTAGAGAAAATAAACGGTTCAGGATATTGATGTAGTTCTTCAATGTCTAGCAAAATATTTCTTACTAATTCTGGTTCAAATTTCATGGTACACCTCAGAGTTTTATTTACATTATATCAAAAATAGAAAGGAAAAAATATGAGCCAACAACATCAAAAATGGATTCAATTGGTCAAAGAGAAATTGAGTTCAGAAGGAATGACACAAACACATCTCGCTCGTGCTTGCGGAGTGAAGAAGCCAACTATTTCAGAATTGCTGAAATACGGGAAGGGCAGTGACAGACTCAAAAACCGAGTCTGCGATGTCTTGGGTATCGACGAGACTTGGGTTGATTTAGGAGAGTAGGAGGAACGAGTAACATGACAATATATGTTGGTAAAGATGGTAAAGATTCAGTAGCCCTCGATAGATTAGTTAAAGTAACAATAAATCTATCAGATGGAAATTCAATCCAAATCAGTAACCCTAAAGATCGAATAGATGAATTATTAAAATTCATCGAGGATCCTAAAAACAGTTTTTTGCATATAGGTCCGACAATAATCAATACTAACCAAATAGTATCTATGGAATGTTCTGACGGTTTTTATGCAATGAGAGGCCACATTAAATAATCGTTAGTTAACTCAAAGGAGAAACATGAACGAAATCACTTTATCAAACAATCTATCTCAGATAGAACTGGAAATCAGCCATCACAAGCAAATAGCTGGCCAGTCGATTTGGGAAATCGGCAGACGCTTGAACCATGTGAAAGAAAATGATTTGGCACATGGTCAGTTCTTGGAATGGCTGACAAAGATGAACATTGAGCGAACAGAAGCTCATAGAATGATGAAAGTTGCAGAGGAACTTCCAAATGTTGCAACGTTGCAACATTTAGGAACTACAGCACTTCATCTGATTGCAACTCTTCCAGAAGAAGAGAGGAAGGAGCAGATTCAACGCATCGAAGATGGCGACAATCCGACGGTACGAGAACTACAGGAAGTCAAAAAGAAACTCAACCTCAGCAAGCTTGCAAACAAGCGTCTACGGGCTGAGAACGAGAAAATCAAGTCTTCCAAGATCGAAGTTAAGGAAAAGATCAAGGAAGTCATCCCGGACGATTACAAAGCCACACAGGACCTAAACAAGCAATTGCTAGAAAAGAATAAGGAACTATCCAAAACCGTTAAGGCAATGGAAGAACGCTCCGAATTCATCGAAAAGCAACTTGCTGACACACTGGCCCAGCGTGAAGAGGTCGATAAGAAATCTTCTCAGTACGATGAATTGACACGAGCGATTGAAGAATCGCAAGGGCAACTTAATAGCGTGCAGAAGCAAATCTCAGCCTACAAGAATATCACAAGCCTACTTCAAAAGGGAAATGATTTCTTAGCAAGTATGGGTGGTCTGATCTATGCAGATGAGGAAAAAGTCCTCAAAGCGGATGGAATCATCAAGGATGAATTTGACAGCTTTATCAGTCGGGGGCTTCGATTTTTCAACGACCTGAACGACATCCGCAAAGAAAGCAACATTTTAGAAGGAGAATTTGAATAATGAATGAAGTTACTATTCAACCTACCGAATTAGTGGTAGAAGATGCAATGATCCATGCGCTCCAGGAATTAAAAAAGCTGAAAGAAGGGCAGTCCATCTTATCAGCCGATGTTGATTATCTGAAGAATGAGCAGCCAGTCAACCCTTCAGTCTGTCTGGCATTGGAAAAATTGCGTAAGAAGAAGGTCGTAGCCTTGCTCGGTGGCAAAGACAGCCAAGCATACCGTGACCGACATTTTGCACAGTCAGTCTTCTCTCAGGCTGCTAAAGACTTCAAGGACTACTTCCGTATTCCACGCTATGACTTATTAAAGCGCAAGGACGAGGAAAAAGCTTTCGATTATTGGGATAGTTGGGAGCCATCAGCAAACACCAAGCTAGAAATCAAAGCCCGTAACGGACAGATGAGTTTAGTCGGGTAAGGAGGCTCACATGGTTCTAGAATTATTTGGAACTGAATTTAAAGATAAACTCTTTGAAGAGCTGGTTTCACTCAACATCAAAGCTATGGAAGAAGCTAAGCGCAGATCAAGCAGACACATTACATGGGTGCCGATCAAACAGCTACAGGAAGCAACCGGATGGGGTAGAACTAAACTAGAAGAGTGGAGAGACCAGGGAAAATTTCAATTCCAACAGTCCGGAAAGGGCGGGAAGTATCTCTACAATTTGGAAGATGTTCTCAGGTTCTGTCGGACTTTACAAAAATAAAAAGCACCTTATGGAAAGGCGCTTTGAAAGAACTACAACTTAATTGTATCACGAATTGAACAAAAAGGAAATACAACATGCATAACGATATTATTGCAGGATTGACAATTGCAGGAACATTCTTCACAGCTGGCTACATCGGAGCAGTTTGGGACTTTAAAAAGGCCCAACGGAAGAAATTAACCGAACAGAAAATCAAAGCTGTCACAGACGCACTAGATGAGGGGGTGCTGGAAGTTAAGCAAGAGGGTGTGAATGAATATCTGACGACATTGGCAGAAGCACGGAAGTACTCATATTCGGATAACGATTGGGGTGCTGTGGACGTTCATTAGAAAGTGCACTCAGATTCTGTCGGGAAAAGGAGAAACAATGAATCCTATTATGAAATTAGTGAGAATGATGGATTGGCAAGATGCTCATAGACCTTTTAAAGCAGAAGAAAAAGCTGAATTGATGGAACTGCCAGATAACGAATTCGAAGACAGACTTCGTCAGATGTCTCGAGATTTTAATAATGATGGAGTGATTAGAGTATGAGTTTTCCAAAACAAGTTTATGCTCTTTACAAGGGCGACACTTATGTGACTTCAGGTACAGCAGATGAAATCGCTGAAGAGCTGGGGATCGATCGTAAAACGGTTCTATTTTACAGCACCCCGGCATATAAGAAACGGATAAAGCATAAAGGTTATCAATTGATTAATCTGAAAGGGACTGACGATGACGAATAAAGTGGAAGGAATGATGACAGCATATGATTAATAATGTAGTGCTAGTTGGCCGCTTGACCAGAGACCCAGAATTAAGGTATACGCAATCAAATACAGCAGTTGCAACGTTCAACATGGCCGTCAACCGAAATTTCAAGGCACAAAATGGTGAGTACGAAGCAGACTTCATCAATTGTGTGATGTGGAGACAATCTGCAGAAAATCTGTCGAATTGGGCTAAAAAAGGAATGTTACTAGCTATAGTTGGACGAATCCAAACCAGAAATTATGAAGGCAACGATGGAAAACGCGTCTATATTACAGAGGTAGTCGCTGAAAGTTTTCGATTGCTTGAGAGTCGAGAAAAACATAATCAAGCCAGCATGGATCAACAAATGCCTTCTGGTTACGAGGTCAACGAAGATAATTTACCATTTTAGGAGGTGATGAAATGTCAGATAACAAGAAATACTACTATCTGAGAGTTAAAGAAAATTTTTACGATAGCGATGAAATGATCATTTTAGAGAGTATGCCAGATGGATTTCTGTACTCTAACATTTTGATTAAACTCTACCTTCGTAGCTTAAAAAACAATGGCAAATTGATGTTTAATGATAGAATTCCTTTTAACTCTGAAATGCTCTCAAAAATCACAAGACATCCTGTTGCGGTTGTTGAAAAAGCTATCAGCATCTTTAAAGAAATGAATTTAATTGATGTATTAGATAACGGAGCGATTTTTATGCTAGATATCGAATCCTTCATTGGTAAATCCAATACAGAAGCCGACAGAAAGCGTGAATATCGTCGCAGAATTGAAAAAGAAAAACAATTATTAATCACAGGACATTTGTCCGGACAAATGTCGGACGAACATCCACCAGAGCTAGAGATAGAGCTAGAAACAGATATAGAGAAAGAACTACATCCTGAAGAAGCGGGCGACCATAAAAATATTATCTTTACAAAGCTGAAAGAGGCATTTGGAGAAATGGCTATTAATGGGACGGTCTACGAAGAAGTAAATGATTTGGTTAAAACTCATGGATCATCACAAGTCATACACGCTCTCGATGAAACAATTTTAAATGCCGGACGATCGATCAGATACACGAGGGCAATCTTGGATAACTGGCAAGGTCGTGGTCTTCGCACAGTTGAACAAGTAAAATCAGAAAGTAAAAAAAATAAGAAGCCGAAGGGCGGAAATAAGGCAATGAACGACATAGGAGTTTAACATGATTACATTAGCAGATGTCATCGAAGCGTTTGAAAAGGAATTTTACCCTCTTAGTGATTCGATGAAAGAACGTATGTTATCCCATTCTGATCCAAAGTCTGTACTTGGGAAGCTGGCACATCTCATGGATTGTGCGAGGTGTTGATATGAATCAAGATGATGTAATTACTTTTGGTCGATGGACCATGGTTAAAATTGACAAAGTTTGCCAAAAACATGGCGAACAGATGTATGCTGTAGGACCGAATCAGGTCGAGGTTTGTCAAGCGTGCGGGAAAGAAGAAATAGAAAAAGAACAAAAAGAGCTTCAAGACACTTACTGGAAGCAAGAAGATGAACGTCGCGAAAAGAAGAGATTGGATGTATTATTCAACTCTTCTATCGTTAACGCTGAACTCAAAAATGCAACATTAGGCAATTACGAGGTTACCACTGTTAAGCAAAAAGAAATGCTAACTGCTGCTAAACGAATTGTCGATGAGTATGTTGATGGAGCTACTAACAATGTTCTTTTTTTAGGGCCCGCTGGTGTTGGGAAAAGTCATTTAGCATACGGCATTATCAAATCTGTATCAGATCGAACGAAGAAGCACGCAATGTTTATCAAGTTGCCAGAATTGTTGGCACGGATTCGAAACGATTTTGGGAACGAAGCTAACACTGAACAGAAATGGATAGCAAGGCTGTCAAAAATACCATTTTTAGTTTTGGATGATTTAGGCCAGGAAAAAATCTCAGATTGGTCTAAGAGTATTTTGTTCTCAATTCTTGACAACAGGAATTGCACGATCATTACCAGCAACCTATCAAGTAGCGCTGATATTGAGTCAGTCTATAATCAAGCAATCATGGATCGGGCATGCAAAGGTGTTGATAAAGATCACGGTTTTAGATTCGATGGAATGAATAGTATGAGAAGAAAGCACTATTGAGGTGGAAGAATGAATAAACAGGAATTGATTGAACGGATGAAATCCTTGAAAAATATTTTTGGTAATAAATGTGAATATATTGAAATAGACGCAGTAATAGAACTTGCTTCTGAACTAGACGAACCGCAGAAAGTCCAAGTACCGCAGTTTGTTGCTGATTGGATTGAGGAATGTAAAAATGATGATTTCCATTTATTCGGCGCAATGGAAGAAATGTCCCTACACCAGAAAAAACTGGATTATTGGTTTAGAGAAGATGACAATATGGAACTATTCGCCCGTGCTTGGCTAGACGGCTACACAGTTGAGAAAGAGAAGCGGTATCTGGTGAAAATGAAAGGTGTCACAGACCAAACAAGAACATTAAAACGTAATATTGATATCGAAACTTGGTATTTTGGAAATCCTAATAACTATGAAGATGTGAATGCACATCACACCCGCAAAGAATTAGAAGAAGCTGGTTTTGGGGAAGTGTTTAATAGCCCACTCTTTGAAGTTGAGGAGGTAACGAAATGAAAGACTTAATGTTTTGGGGAATGTTTATAGCCTGTTTGCTGATTTCAGCTATGACATTTTATATTTTAAATCTACAAAGAATAGTCAATAACGACATAAGAAGAAAATATAATGATTTACAACAAGAACTCAGTCGTGCGTTTGGATGGGAAAGTTACGATTGGGGAAAGAATTTCAGTGATTACGCTCGTAAAGTTGAAGAACTTATCAAATTCAAAGATAATCTTGAACGTCTTGAAATCATCAAGAAAGCGTTAGATGTTCAAAAACTAGAAGAATTGCAAAAACGTAAAGAATTACTAGAACGTGAAATCAAAAAGATTGAAAGTTGAGGAGGTAACGGAATGATTCCAAAATTTAGAGCGTGGGATAAAGAAACAAAAACCATGAATGGTATGGCTGAGATTTACAGAAATCGAAACCAAGAAATCGAATTACGACCAAGAGATGAGAATATCATTCTAATGCAATCCACAGGACTATTTGATAAGAATGGTAAGGAAATATTCGAAGGGGATATAATCAGAACAAGCGCTTATGGCTGTATTGTAGACTTTGGGAAATATACCTACTTTGAAGATGACGACACACAAACAACAGAAATCGGTTTTTACTTATCATTTCTAAACGTGACTCCTGCTACTTATGCACCTTTTGATAAATATTACTGGGATAATTGCGAAGTGATAGGAAATATTTATGAGAATGAACTGAATTTAATAATGTACGAAGTCTATAAATATAATAAAGGAATGAGCGAGGATAAAGAATGACACGACCAAACAGACACCCATACACAAAAAGTCAATGGGAAGAGACAACGACGGCGGTTTATTCGTATAACAACGAAGAATATGAACTGTTTAGAGGCCCTAAAAACAAATTCACAGGAGAAAGAGTAGAGGTGAAAGGATGAACGAGCAGTTTGTTTTAGAGCTAAAGAAATTATTGAATTGTTTTCCTGAGTCATATATAAATCGTAACCTTGAAGTAATTCTTATACCTAAAACCAACACATACTTTTCTTTAGAAGGTTGTTTGACTAGGAAAGATATCATCTCAAAGGTGTTGATGTGGTGTACTAGGGATATAGCTAAAGCTAGACCATATAAGCAACAAAAAAGGAATACTGCTTTTTATGTAAAAAACAGCATGTATCTTAAAGAATATTTAGGTACAGTTGTCAATGTTAATGTAGTTTACCATTACTTAGGAAATGGGATTAATGAAGAATTGACAGACAAGTTTATTGACAGTGGTTTCAACATGGAAATCCTATATTCAGAAATAGAGGAAGTAGTGTAATGGAATGGAATAAGTTAACAACAAGGAATATTGCTGAAGATGAAAAGGAATTTTTTCATAATGCTATTGAGTACATTTGGGAAGGTAAAACTCCAGAAATTAATGAAGAAGTCCTTGTCTATAATCCAGAGACTCAAAATATATACACCGACACCTGGATTGATTATGGAGAAGGAATTGGTTTTGAGGACACTGATGAAGACGTAGTTTTTTGGATGAGTTACCCAAACCCACCGAGTGGTGAGACGATGAAAAAACGAGAGATGCCCAAGATAGACGATTTTGTGTTTGCATTACAATTAGGAAAACTTGTAGTAGATACAGCAAAAGCAATTATCGTAGACGATAATCTTTTGGGTAGCAATGGAAAGTTTGTTTTAGACAGTCACACGTTCAACATAACCGTGTCGGAGGAGAAAAGATGAATATTGTATTTTACTTAAAAAACGATGGTAAACTTGAAGCGTCTGGATGCAGTGAAGATGATTTTACTAAATTGATTGATCAATTTAACAATGGGCATCTGATGTGTATTAAGAAAATGTGCATTAACCCAAGAGAGGTAATCTCTTTCATAGGCTACACGATTTAGGAAGGAGAAATGATGAATAGGATATTTTATACAACCCTCGCATCAGTATCGCTGGTTTTTATGATCGTGTGCATTAATCTTAACGCACGAATTGGAAGTCTTACTAAACGTGTGAATGATCTCGAATGGACGGTACAAGAGCATGAGTTGTCTATCCAGCGATTAGCTGAAAAGAATACAATGCAGGACACTATTTTAAATAAACTGAACAGCGAGTACCAGATGCGAGAGCGAAAACGGGCGGAAGAGGTTAAGGAAGCTGCTGAGAGAAACGGAGTGGGAGGTTAATATGATTAGAGCGAAATTATTTAAAAGCCAAAACATTCGAGGGGAATGGGTGATTGCTGCTGAACAATTGGAAGATTTTATTAGCAGTAATCTTATTAGTAATGTGATTGAGATTGAAGTAGTAAAACAACTACAGTATATGAAAGCGGAAGGATCGTATACAGAGGTTGCTGAAATACTATTGATCTATCGCGAGGGTGACGAATGAACATACTGAAGAAAAGAGGAAATTAAGAAGTATGAAGGTATATGTTGTCAGAAAATATATGGGTCACAGTCCATGGGCTGGGTCACATCCAGCTAAGTCTAAAGATAAAGAGTTTAAAACATTGCACGAAGCACAAGCTTACAGGTCCACCTTAACTGGTATGGTTGAGATTTTTCAAAAGGAGGTAGCAAATTGAAAGCTACTCCAAAACTAAAAGAGTTATTACATTTAACAAAAGAATGGTTCATAGCAAGGCGTGTGGAGCAAGGTAGTCCAGACAAGCAAATATTAAAGTTATTCGAAGAGGGTGGAGAATTATCTTCGGGATTCTTGAAAAATAAAAAGGATCTAACGAAAGATAGCATAGGAGATGCAACTGTCGTATTGATTGGTTTATCAATGATGTTAGAAATCGAACCAGAGAATGTTTTGTTCTCGGATGACAAAACGTTGGAAGAGAATATCGATAAAGCTATAACAATGATTTTCTTTTATGCATCGGAACTGTTTTTATCGAAAGACTTTTTAGATAAGATCAATGTAGAGTTTAACTTAAAACGGATACTTGCGCATCTTGGACGTATTTCGGTGTTGCTGGGATATGGATTTGAGGAATGTCTATCAATTGCCTACAACGAAATTAAGGACCGAAAGGGCCAGTGGGTGAATGGAAATTGGGTCAAAGAAGAAGATTTGGAGGAAGTTAATGAGCATTAGAGGTAGGTATGGTTATTTAATATCAGCGTTAAATCAATATCCGTTTGAGAAAGAGATTGCTAGTCGTCTCGAAGAAATTGAGACACCGTGGAAACCATCTGATTCCAATAGTACAATTACAAAAGGGACAATGATGACACCTAAAGCGCTGGCCGATATTATCAAAAAAGAATCAGATCCAGAGTTGCATCGTCTTGATTTGTTGAAAAAGGCAATCGCCGAAGTGAAAGAATCAACACCAACGCAAGAATGGTCGGCGATCAAAGAAGTATACATCGATAATACATTGACTGTTGAAGGAGCGTCCATTAAATATCTGCATTGTAGTAAGTCTTTTGCATACAAAAAAGTGATAGAGCCATTCTTTAAAAATCTTGAAACAAAGATCTATGAACTATCGCTTAATAAAAAATTTAACATTAGCGTGGAAAAATCTTAAAAAATAGCTCAAAATCGTGGAAAAAAATCAAAAATAAGGTGATAAAATAGTAACATCAAGAGATTGAGGGTAAGGTTAACTTACCTTTTTCTCTTGGGCATCTTTTTGCACTATATTGGTTAGGAGCTAGCTCAACGGGAGAGCGATTGATTTCGAATCAATTGGTTTCAGGTTCGATTCCTGAGCTCTTAATAAAATCAAGTCAGTATTTACTGGCTTTTTATTTTACCTAGGAAGGAGGTGACACTGTGAACATTGTGGATCCTATTCGTGACAAAGACGATATTCAGGCAATGAAGGAATATCTACGTGAATGGAATGAGCGAAATTACTTGCTCTTTTTATTTGGCATCAATTCCGGATTGCGTGTAGGAGACATCTTGAGGATACGAGTGAAAGATGTTCAAGGATGGCATATCAAGTTAAAAGAGCAGAAGACTGGTAAGCAGAAGCAGATCAAGATGACAAAGACTTTGAAAAAGGAAGTCAGAGAATATATCAAAGACATGCCACTACATTATTACTTGTTTCAAAGTCGTATTGGAAAAAACAAACCGCTCGATAGAAGAACAGTAGACTGGATATTAAAAACAGCTGCTATCGAATGTGGTATTGAAAACATCGGAACTCATTCGATGAGGAAAACATTTGGGTATCATTACTATAAAAAATACAAAGACGTGGCAATGCTCATGGATCTATTTAATCATTCATCTCCTGCGATCACGCTGAGGTACATTGGAATTAGACAAGATCAACGAGATAAAGCCATGTCTAATTTTGATTTATAGTTATCAATTAGACACAACGAGTAAAACGCTAATTAGTTTTATTAGTTACCTGCTATTCATTTATTTTACTGGCTTTTTTAAGTCGAGATGAATCAGACAGAATATAAGATATGTCTAATTCAGGAGAGAAAAGCAACATAGTTTTCAGAAATAATATAATGAATTTCAGAAATAGATAATTGAAAGTATGAAATGTTACAGAGGATTTAAGAATTGAAAGTAGATGTTTCGACAAGAGAAAGTCGCAGAGAGTTTTATCTTTCAAAATCATGGAGACAATTAAGACTCGAAGCAATGAGTCGAGATCATTTTGAATGCGTCTGGTGTCGAGATGAGGGGAAGGTGACTACAGATAACCTCGAAGTCGATCACATCAAAGAGCTGGAATATTATCCAGAGTTTGCTTTAGATATAGACAATCTTCGTACTCTGTGCAAGGAGTGTCATAACAAGCGACATCATCGCTTCCAATTTCGCAAATCATCCAAACTGCAAAATAAAAATTTTCGTTCGGACGAATGGTGGGGATGAAAATTTAAAATTTTGAAAAATTCAAAGACCCCCCGGTCGAAAAAAATCGAAAAAAATCGGTCTCTGGGAACCGGTGGGAGGGGTCGATTGTCCAAATGCAAAGCACTATTTTTTAAGGGGGAGGGGGCTCATGGAAGAATACTCAGAAAAAAATATAAAAGAATTGGAAAATCAGTTACTTTCCAAAATCGGCAATTTCAGCACACGAAAGAAAGATGCGATTCAGTACGAGAAAGTTCATCGCTATCTCTATCTGGTCCGTCTACTTTATGAATTGAAAGAACGACTCAAACAAGATGGATTAGTTATCACAGTTCACAATGGTCAGCAAAGATTTCAAAAAGCGAACTCGTTAATCAAAGAAATCAATACAACCAGCAATCAGCTACTAGCGATTGAGCGATCATTTGACTTTGAGGTTGAAAATTCACCAGTCGAGAAGAAACCACCATCGGACGGAAGTGATCTGTTGTGATTTCTCATCCTCTGATTGATGAATACATCGAACTTGCCGAATCAGGAAAAATCAAAGTCAACAAAGAACGCTCACTCTTATTCAAAATCATCAAAGAAAAAATCTATCCGAGGGATGATTTATATTTTGACAATGATTTGATTGAGAAATATATCCAGTTCACCGAGAAGAATTTCTTTCCACTGGCTAAGTATCAAAAGTTCATCACGCCATTTATCTTTCTTTTTCGGAAAGAAGATGGTGAACCTCAATTTGATGAAATATTGCTGACCCTTGCTCGTGGAGGAGGGAAGAATGGTTTTATGTCCAGCCGGGACGCATTCTTCATCAGTCCTCTCTATCCTGTCAGAGATTACGATGTGACTATCACAGCTAACTCTGAGAAGCAAGGCAAGGTCTCGTTTGAGGAAGTTTATGAAACTGTTCAACGAAGGGGATTGGAAGATCATTATTATTTAACAAAGATGTCTATTACAGGCCGAGGGAATAACTCGGTCTTTTCTTATCGGACAAACAATCCGAAGACGATGGACTCTGCTCGCGATGGCTGTCTTGAATTTGATGAAATTCACCAGTTTGAAAATGACTCTGCTGTTAAAATCCAGCGATCAGGACTTGGTAAGATTGCCCATGCTCGCACCTTTTACAACGGAACAAATGGGCACGTCCGTGAAGGATTTTACGACAAGATGATTGAGAAATCAATGAAGATTTTGAATGGTGAGCTTGATGAGTTTCGCTTATTCCCCTTTATCTGCAAGTTAGATGATCCGGAAGAAGTGGACGACATGAGCAACTGGCCAAAAGCGAATCCTATGCTTGACGAAAAAACACCTTATGCCAAGCGTCTACTAGCCAGAACGAAAGCTGACTATGATGATTTGGAATTGGAACCATCGGGCAGACAGGAATTTATGACCAAGCGGATGAACCTGCCAGAAGCTGATATTGAAAAAGATGTAACCACTCGTGAAAAGTTAATGGCTGCATTGCGAAGCCCTGGCATAGATCTCTCAGGAAGATCTTGTGTCGCTGGTTTTGACTACGCAAGCATCAGAGACTTTGCCAGCGTAGGTCTACTCTTTAAAAATGGTGATGAGTTTATCTGGAAGCAACATAGTTTCGCCAGAAAACAATTCTTGGATATGTTTAAAATCAAAGCTCCAATCCGTGAATGGCAGGAGCAAGGGCTCTTTACTATCGTAGACGGTCCAAGTATAGATCCAAGATTACTTGTTGATAAATTGATTCAGTGGCGCAAGCTGTACAATATCGAAATTGTCTGCGCAGACGGATTTCGAATGGATCTGCTGAAACCATTGCTGGAAGAAGCTGATTTTGAATATGAATTTTTACGAAATCCAGGAGCGATACAGTCAAAGGTAGCTCCAATTATTGAGGACGGATTCGCGAACGAAAGATTCATTTTTGAAAACGACAAATCAATGCTCTGGTATACCGATAATACCTTTGTCAAAGAAGACAAAGACGGAAACAAGAGATTTTTGAAAAAGGAACCGCTGAGACGAAAGACTGACGGTTTCCATGCCTTTATTGCTGCTCTCTATAAGAGAGAAATCATTCAGGAAAGTACGGTTGGAGACTTCCTTGATGTGATCGAAGATTGGGAATTTTAGAAAGGACAACAAAATGAACAAACGTATTAAGAAGAAACAAATGCTCGAACGAAAGATCCATGAGCTCGAATGTGAGTTGAATACTTTGAATCAAGCTTTAAAACGGCATGAAGAGATTTGTGCCAAAAATGTTGAACAAACAAATAAAGAGTTTGGGTCAATCAAGAAAGAATTAAAACGCTCTAAGAAACCTTTCTTTAAGCGATAAGGGAAAATCCCGGGTGGGTGGTAGGCATAAAATCTTAGAAAGGAGGAGGTGCCTTGGGATGGCTAAATTTATTCAAGCGAGAAGTTCCGGAACCAAGTTTTGAGTTTGATGAGCTGGAGCGGATCTTTGGAAATTTGCAACTAAAGAGCTTATCGATTGATAAGGCTGCTGAATTTGTGGCCCGCATCTTTGCAAGGTCTGAGTTCAAGTTCATCGAGAACGGGAAGAAGAAGGCTACTGATTGGGATTATCTGCTAAATGTTAGGCCCAACAAGAATGAATCAGCTTCTGAATTTTGGCAAAAAGCTGTCTATCGCTTATTGACTAAGAATGAAGTGCTAATTTTTCTGTCGGATGACGATCAGTTATTGATTGCCGACTCGTACACTCGTCAAAAATATGCTGTGTATGATGACACGTTTACTGCTGTGACTTGTCAGGATTATACTTTCCAAAAATCATTCAAGATGAATGAAGTCATTTTTCTGCAGTACAACAACAATCGTCTTCAAGAGTATTTTACTCAGTTGTTTAACGACTACGAGAAACTACATACCCGTCTAGTAGAAGCGCTAGCACGTAATAATCAAATCCGTGGAGTCCTTAGCACAAGGACAAATGCAAGCTTCGACGAAAAAAAGCGTGAGAAGATGCAGAGATATGCCGATGGTCTTTTCAAGTCGTTTACAACCAAAACAGTTGCGATAGTTCCAGCTCAAGAAGGGATGGAATATTCTGAGTTAACGAACACTACAGGCACATCAAATATTTCTGTAGACGAGTTGAAGAAACTTCGTCGGCAATTTGATGATGAAGTGGCCGATATCTTAGGAATTCCTACTGCGCTGATGCATGGAGATATGGCGAATTTAGAGAATAGCCAGAAGATGTTTAATAGCTATTGCTATCAATCACTTGTTAAGAAGATGAGCGATGGACTGAACTTCGCTTTGCTAAGCAAAAGCGAGCATAGGGGAAACAAGCGTCTTGTCATTGTCGGAGAAGGTCAAAGGGACAAATTCTCGCTTGCTCAAAGTATTGACAAGCTGATTTCTTCTGGGTCTATGCTCATTAATGAGGTTCGCGAGGAACTTGGTCTTGAAGCTGTACCGTGGGGCGACAAGCCTCTGATCACCAAAAACTATCAACTTGGTGAGGATGTAGAGAAGGGAGGTGAGAAAGAAGATGAAAGTGATTCCGATTAAGGGAACCATTGTATCAAACAATGACAGTTGGATTTATGATTGGTTTGGCTGGGACTATACTGCTCCTAAAAATGTAGTACTTCCTGAAACTGGTGAGGACATCGAAGTTCACATCAATTCAGGAGGAGGAGACGTATATGCAGGTAGCGAAATTTACACCGCCTTACGGTCCTACTCGGGGAAAGTAGTTGTTAAGATCGTGGGCATTGCTGCAAGTGCGGCAAGCGTTATCGCGATGGCTGGTGATGAAGTGGAGATTAGCCCTACTGCCCAAATCATGATTCACAACGTATCATCAAACGTTAGTGGAGATCATAATGCTCTACTGCATGAAGCTGAAGTACTTGAAGGGTTTAACAAATCAATTGCAAATGCTTATATCTATAAAACGGGAAAAGCATTAGATGATTTATTAAGTCTGATGAATAAAACTACCTGGTTCGATGCTGAATCAGCAGTGAATCAAGGATTTGCTGATAAGATCATGTTTGCTGAAGAAATCGCTCCTACGTTTGTTGCAAGCGAAACTCCAATGATTCCACATGATTTTATTGAAAAAATGAAGTCAGCAATGACTCCTGATGTTGATAAAATCGCTGAGCTGGCAGCTAATAAGCTAGAAGCTCGACAAATCGCAAGTGAGACTTTTAAAAATAGCGAATTTGTACAGAAAAAACTCAATATTCCAGAAAGTCCAGAAAATAACACAAACAAGGCTGTACCTAAAGGGTTCGGTCTTTTTGCATTTTAGAAAGGAAAAATACTAATGACAATGCAATTATCAAACAAATTCAACGAAATTCGCCAGAAGTTTTTGGATGCTGTAACAAATGGTGCACCTCAAGAAGAACAAGCGAAGCTCTACAATGAGATGATCGAGTCGATGACTAATGAGATGATGAAACAAGCTCGCAACGCCGCTCATGAGGAAGTTTCGCAAATGAATCCTTATGATGCAAAAATGTCAGCAGAAGCTCGTGAATTCTTCAACGACATCGACAAAACTACTCCTGTTGGAGTAGAAAAACTCTTCCCAAAAGAAACTATCGACCGTATCTTTGATGATATGGTGAAATCTCGCCCACTTTTGCAACATATCGGATTGCGAAACGCTGGCATCCGTCTTAAATTCCTGACATCAACCCAAACTGGTACAGCTCTTTGGGGCAAGATCAATGGGGAAATTCAAGGTCAATTGAAACAAGCTTTCAATGAAGAAGAAGCGATCCAAAACAAATTGACAGCATTTGTAGTCATCCCTAAAGATTCTGAAAAATTCGGACCTGCCTGGTTGCAATCATTTGTTTCCGCTCAAATCACAGAAGCGTTTGCTGCTGCTTTGGAAGCTGCCTTCTTGAATGGCGACGGAGACGATAAACCAATTGGTCTCTCTCGTACTCTCACAGGTACTGCGTCTGGTGGTAAAACAACTTATGCAGAAAAAGCTGTTGAAACTGCGAAGCTTACATTTGCTGACTCTGCAACTGTTGTCAAAGAATTGACTGCAGCGTACAAACATCACTCTGTTAAATCTGACGGCAATCCAGTGGCAGTTGAAGGAAATGTTGTGATGGTGGTCAACCCAGCGGATGCATGGGATGTTAAGAAACAATACACTTCATTGAACGCTCAAGGAACGTATGTAACAGCTATGCCGTACAACTTGATCTTGGTTGAGTCAGTTGCTCAAACTGCTGGCAAAGTGACTACATTTGTCAAAGGTCGTTACGATGCATTCGTAGGTGGTGGAATCGAGTTTGGTCGCTTCACTGAGACTTACGCTCTTGAAGACCTGAACCTCTACACTGCTAAACAATTCGCTTATGGTAAGGCTCACGACGAAAAGACTGCTGCTGTTTGGGAATTGAAAATTAAATAATAGGTGGTGACACCGAATGGAAGAAACTAAAAAACTTCATCCGCTTCTAGGAGCATTTAAGGAGCGGATGAAAATCTTTCATGACGCTGAAGATGAGAATCTATCACGTATGTTGACATCATCTGAACAGGCAATTCTTGACTTGACGGGCTTTTTTGATCTATCAGATAGTCGTGCAGAAGAGTTAGTCTTGGAACGTGCAAGATATCTCTATAATGATCAAGTTGAATTTTTCTTTACGAATTTTCAGGGAGAAATCCTTGAATTATCGTTAAAAAATTACCTGTAAGGAGGAATGGATTGCTGGAAGTAATTCAAGATTTTTTTGATTTCAAAGAAAATGTCGTTCGACATGCTGGCGATGTCTTTGAAGTTGATGATGATCGAAAAAACGAATTGATGAAGAAATTACCTGATTTTGTAAAAGAATATGATTTAGTAGCTTCGGACAATCCAAACGAAGATGTAGCTGTGGAAGATGAATAAACCCGAATTTAAATACAAGAAACCAGAAACCAATACAAGCGAATTAAGAACTCCAGTAGAGTTTTATAACTCAAAAGTACTTGAAGGATTAGATGGCAGGGATGTGAGCTTTGAGAAAGTATTTTATACATTCGCAAAAATCTACTCACCTAGTTTAAAGGATATCGAAATTTCAACAGGAAAATCAATGACTGCAAAGATGACCTTAAAAATAAGAGATCCATTAACAAGCTATCAACCTGATAATAAGCATTTCGTACAAGTGAATGATCACCGATTAGAAAATAAAAAATGGCAGATCATTGACGTTCGCCCCGATTATGACAACCGTGATTATTTAATTGTTGTTATTGGTGGGTCAAATGGCTAATGGTGCTACATTAAGAGGCTTCGATGAAGTCATCCGGAATTTAGAGGCAAAGCTTGGCGATGCGAAAGTGAGAAGATCTGCAAATAGAGCCTTGAAAGGCGCAGCAACTGAAACACTTGAAGACTTTAAAGTCGCCCTACAAGTTTTCAAAGATACCGGAGAAACAATTGAGAGCGCAACAGTCGGAAATGTAACGGGTGCTTTTGAAGGGGTGCCAATGGTAAAGCTTGGCTTTGGTGCTGGATCACGTTGGCGGTTGGAGCATTTGAACGAATTTGGATATGTCAAGAAGGCCCATCCAAGAGGATTCGGTGTTATTCGAAGATTTTCAGAAGCCAACAAAGAAAAATTTAAATATAGGTTAGCAACTAAATTGAAAGGAGAAGGGCTTGGATGATTAAAGACAAGATATCAGAAATATATGATGCTCTGATGAGCGATGAGGAACTTTCTAAGATCACTATCAAATCATTTGAGCGTCCTGAAACCTTACCAACAGATCAGACAAGTATTGTTATTATCCCACTAGGGCCACCTATACAGAGTGATAAAGGGAGCAATACAAGTTTTTCTAAAACATTTCTTTATCAAATCAATGTCGAATCGACCAACCGAATCGAATGCAAAAAATTGCAAGGATTGGTCGAAAAGGTGATGGAATCACAAGGATTCTACCAAATTGCTGGGGGTCTAGATGAATGGATCCCTGAAATTAAACGTTATGCAGATGCCAGAACCTATAAAGGTAAAAGTAAGCTGTATGACGACTATTAGAAAGGAAATTTAATATGACACTACAAAAACAAGGTACTGCAACAGTCGGATTTAAAAGTTTGACAGTTCGCATTTTGGACGGAGCAGAAACTCCAACGGAAGGAGATAACCTCTTTGTCATCCAAGGTAAGAAGGGCGAAGGTGCGACTCAAACAGCTAAAATCTCCGGACTTGCTGTTGACCCTACAAAAACATTCGGAAGCAATATCGCTTACCATGTGAACAACCGCGGTGTCGGAGATGTTAAGGTGGATCTCGGACTTTTGGATATTCCAGTTGCGCTTTATGTTAAAGCCCTAGGGTACGAAAACGATGACGATATCCTCGATTTTGGAGCTGATACAGTTTCAAAAGACGTTGCAATCCTATTGGAATCTAATACTGCAGATGGTAGTGGAGCTTACTACGGATTTTACAAAGGAAATCTGTCAATGGATGCAATCGACCTTAACACGATCAAAGATAAAGCTGATGAGCTTGCTACAACAGATGTATCATTTGCTGCAGGCGCAAGTACTAATGAGCAAACCAAGAACAAGTATGGAACAATGTACTTCGGTAGCGATGAAGCAAAAATCAAGAAATTGAAAGCAAAACTTGGTATGGTAGCAGCAGGATAATAATGGGGCATCCAGCCCCTTTATTTATCTTTAGACCGTTGTAAACCTTTACAATTATTGATATAATAAGTTGTGGAGGTTTCATTATGAAAAATAAGAAAAATACAGTTTTATTGACCTTAACAATTATGATCACTTTGGTTTCAATCATTCTAGCTTTCCTGCTCGTGAATTCTAACAGCCAATTATCCAAGGTACAAAAGGAATTAGCGAGTGTAAAAGAAGATAAAGACATGGCCACCAAAATAAAAGACAAACTTTCTACATTTGTGTCAAACGCAGACCATGATTTATTTTTGGAAGCGACTAATTTTGTGTATGATCTAAATCATCCGGTTAATTATAAATTTGGTAACGAAGCACTTTTTGACAAAACTCAAATTGCTGTCAGCGAACCAAAAAAACAAACTTCCGGAATGCTTGCAATGAACCATGATTCTAAAAGTTTCATCCCAGTAACGGCAACACTGACTATAAAAAATAACGACTCATCGAATATTGAATTCAATCCAGGTAAATTCCTTGCTAGCGACGACAAAGGAAACTACCTTACTTATGATTCTGTTATATCTAACGATGATACCGTCGCTATTCAATCAAAAAAAAGCGTTGTTATACAGGCAGGGAAAGAAGCAACTATAGCTATAGTCTATGCGATGGATAATGACCATTCGGATAATGATGTCAATAAAATTGAATTTGGAGGCAGTACTTGGACTAAATAGAAGGGGCACCAACAAAGGTGCTTTTTTATTTTTGAAAGGAAAGAAAATGGCAAAAATTACATTTACTATGAAAAACAAAAACGGTGAAAATGTAGTCCACACAAGTAAAGAGATTACTACCCGTGACTACCGTGACTATCTTGTGTTGAATGACTCACTCACATCTGACAAGACAGAAGTCGAGAAATTAGATCAACAATTAGCTTTTATCGCATCACTGTTTGAAGATGTGACTGTAGAGCAACTGTTGGAACACACTGATTTTGCTAAAATCATTGATGTATTTACAGAGATCTACGCTCATCTCGTGGGTGATGTGGACCCAAAGGGGAAAAAATAGATCCAAAGAACGCATTAAAACGTTTTTACAAATTTGTCAAGGAAGTCTCCGATGGACCATATAATATGAATGTCCACGATGTAATGGAATTAAGCTGGGAAGATCTGATCGGAATAATTGATCTTGATAAAGAACAAACTGAGAATGCATCTTTAGATCTGGCTGACATTTTTGGAGAAATGGAAGCATAAAGCCCTTTTGGGCTTTTTTGTTTGTACAAGGAGGAAAAATGGCAGGGGGAACGCCACTAGGACAAATGTATATCGAACTAGGGCTGGACGTGTCAAAGTTCAATCCTAGCTTAACAAGTGCAAAGAACGCTGTGAAGTATTTTCAAAATAATGTCAAAGCACTCGATAGCACATTAAAAAACAATGGTAAGAGTACTGAACTCCTCAAAGCAAAATACAAGTCTTTAGGACAGGCCATTGAAGCACAAAAAAAAGTACTCGATCAAATGAAGCAAAACTTCGACAAGCTTGATCCTGGTTCGGCTAAATTTGATAAAGCTGCTGCTGATATTGAGCGAGAAAACGCAAAATTATCAGCGATGGAAGGACAACTTTATAAAGTCGAACAAGCGTTGAAAGCCGTAGGACGTGAAAATAGCTTTTTCGGCAAAATGGAAAACTTTGGGAAGAACCTTGTCAAAAGTGGAGATCATATCCAACAATTTGGGAAGAAAGTCTCTGACTTTGGGGGGACTTTAACCAAAGGGGTAACAGCACCACTACTTGCAAGTGCAGGATTTGCGGTAAAGGCCGCTGTTGATTATGAGTCAGCTTTCGCTGGAGTCAGAAAAACAGTTGACGCTACCGAGGGTGAATACAAAAAGATGTCAAACGCTATTCGGGAAGCATCTAAAACAATGCCAGCAAGCGCAGCGGACATCGCAAGAGTAGCCGAATCTGCAGGTCAGTTGGGGATTAAGAAACAGAATATTGTCGATTTTTCCAAAACCATGATTGACCTTGGCGAATCGACTAACATGACAGCAGATGAAGCTGCCACTGCAATGGCTCGATTTGCGAACATCGTGCAGATGCCACAATCAGAATTTAGACGATTAGGATCGACCATTGTTGACCTCGGAAATAATTTCGCGACAACTGAATCTGAGATTATGGAAATGGGCTTGCGTCTAGCTGGTACAGGACATCTAGTAGGATTGACAGAACCACAAATTATGGCAGTAGCTACTGCCATGAGTTCGGTTGGTATCAACGCAGAAGCAGGGGGAAGCTCATTTTCCCGTGTTATGCAAAAAATTAACACACAAGTGCTTTCTGGCGGTAAAAAATTAGAATTGTTTGCGAAAGTTTCTGGAATGAGCGCGAAAGACTTCGCCCATGAGTGGAAAACAGAGCCTCAAATTGCATTATTAGCCTTTTTAGATGGATTGAAAAAAGTCAAAGAATCCGGTGGGGATGTAACTCAAACTTTGAAAGAGCTTGGTATTAAATCAACACAGGAAGTTGACACAATGCAACGTATGGCTGGAGCTGGGGACTTGTTGTCACGAGCTCTGAAAACGGCAAATGGAGCCTGGAAAGAAAATACAGCACTTACCAACGAAGCCAAAAAACGCTATGAAACCACGGAATCTCAATTGAAAATCTTTAAGAATCAAATTACAGATTTGGCAATTGAATTTGGTGGTCCACTATTGAAAGCAATGAACTCAGGGCTGCAAGCTGCAAAACCATGGATACAAAAGCTGGCAGATATGGCTAAAGCATTTAGCGAAATGAGTGAAGCTCAACAGCAAAATATTATTAAGTGGGGCTTACTTGCAGCAGGCGCAGGCCCAGCCTTATCAATCCTAGGGAAATTCATCGGAGTAATTGGTGGAGTCAAAAAAGGTATTGGGTTCCTAACTCAAGGCATTGGGAAGCTTGGAGGGGGATTAACTGTTTTAGGCAGGACATTCCAATTGTTTAAGGAAGGCAACAGCCTATCCTCTGCATTTAAGGCCGCAACAACAGGGATCACAGCAACAGGAACGGCTGCAGAAAGCGCAGCAACTAGCACATCATTATGGTCTAAAGCTCTTGGATTTTTAACCAGCCCCGCAGGATGGATAACCGGCGGTCTGTTAATTGGTGGTGTTGCCACTAAATACGCTCTAGATGCCCAAGAAGCGGAAAAACGTACTCATTTATGGGGCACTGCTGTCAACGAGTTACAATCTAAGGAATTGAGCGGATTGTACGACAAAGTACAAGAAGCAAAGAAAGCAATGGTTGACTTTGGTGCAGGATCAACTAAAAGCGTTGAAGAAGTCCGTAAAAGCGTGCAAGGTTTAGGGCAAGATATTACCGACTTAGTTGACAAAAATACCAAAAAGAAAATTGAGCTAGCTGAGAAATTGGGTCTGTCTAAGGAATCTCAACAAGCAATTGCTGAAGGTGCTGAACGTACTAAAACAGTTGTTAACGACTTGACAAGTCAGATCACAGATATTTATCAAAGAGCATCAGACCAGCATAGAAATATCACCAGAGAAGAGCAACAAATTATCACAGCTAACCAAAATGAGTTGATTAATATCCAACTCAAGAATATGAAATATTCGGGCGCTGAGCGTGTAGCAATTACAAAAGCAATTAATGGTGAAATTAGCGGGTTAAATCGTGAGCAAGCTCAACGATCGCTGAGCGAACTCTTGAAATGGATGGCTGATGAGAAAAAAGCCTACGACGATCGAAAGAAACTTTTGAAAGATGCACTTGATAGCATCAAGGGAACGGATGCGGAAAGTGTGGCAGCACGCAAAAAAGTCACTGCAGAATTGCAACAAATCGAAGCAGATCACAATGCTAAGATGGAGGCTTATGGTGTGCGTTATGCTCAACTGGTCAAGAAATTCCGAGAAAGTGGCATTGATGGGATTGGTGAGCAGGTCGCCAAGATGTACCAAGAAGCATTCGAAAAGACTGGTCTATCGTTCGAAGAGTTTGAAAAGAAAGCTATTAAAGCCGGAAATTCGATCCAACAAACCAGCTCTCTTTGGGCGCACGAATTAGACGGCATGTCTGAAAAGCAAATTCAAGCCAACACAGCATGGAACGCAATGGTATGGGATTTGAAAGAGGGCAAGGTTAAGACTAACGCTCTTGACGTTATCAAAGAGGCTGCGAGCGCAGAAGACGGCTGGAATCAAATGGAATTCCTTCTGAAGAATGCAAATCTTGAGACCAATGCAAAAATGATGATTGGTCAAGCGCTTGTAGAAGTTGATAAGTGGAACTCACTCACGCCAGAACAAAAAGAGTTGGTAGTCGGTAACAATCAAGGGATGAAAGCAGTCCTTGATAGTAAGACATTACTTGAACAATATAATGCTATGCCAGCAGCAGTCAAAGAATTGCTGATGAAAAATACTGATTTTTTATCATCGGGTGAACGTGCAACCGCTATTATCGAGCACTGGAATCAACTGACTCCAGCACAAAAAGAGCTGATCTTGAAAGATGCTGCGAGTGATAAAGCTGAACGTGTACGACTAGCAGTTGATTCTCTCACTGGCATGGCTCACGTAGTTAATCTAGATGCAGAAGACAAAACAAAGAGCGCAATCGCTAGTGCGATGTCTAGCATCTTAACGCTACCGACTGATCATAAAACAGACTTGATCGCAACTCCAGACGGAGTGACTCTTGGGACTAACCAAGCGATGAGTAGCCTTGGATTATATAACGGATTTTCCGTACCGACTAAGCCGTTAACAGTCGATCCTAGCAATGCGACAAATGGCGCGCAACAGGCTATCAATAAACAGCAAGAATGGAATAATACACCAAGCCCTGTTAAACCACAACTTGGCGATCCAACTGGTGCGATCACTGCCGCTCGACAAGCAATAAGCACTCAAAACGCTTGGAACGCGACGCCGTCACCTACAAAAATAATCACCGCGGATGCTTCAGGAGCACAGATCGGAGCCATGGTTGCTAAAGGCGCGATCATGTCCATCCCGACATCTTGGACAACTGTAATCACGACAATTAGGCAGGAAATTTCAAGACATGCACACGGTACAAATTACCATGGAGGCGGACTGGCAATGGTTAATGACCAGCGAAATCCAGTTTATAAAGAAATGGTGACTCTACCAGACGGAAGTTCCTTTATTCCAGACGGACGGGATGTTGTCCTAGATTTGCCTCGTGGTTCAAAAGTATTGCGAGCTGATAGGACCAAGAGATTAATGAAAAATCTTGGTTTTCCAAAATACGCAACCGGTGTTGGTATTCCGGAAGATGCTAAATTTTTGCGAGAAATGCAAGATGCTAGTAAGCAATTCGCACTCCTTAATAAATATAGTGAAAATAGCTACACTGGTGAAAATATTGTTGCTGAGATCGCAATTCTGAGAGCAAGTTTAGAAAAGATCCTTACTGCTATCCTCGAAAAACCATCAGAAACCTATCTGGATGGCGATGTTTTGGCACAAAACAGCTATCAAAGATATTCTAAAATCATGGCAAGGGAGGGAATCTAATGTTTAACATGATTATAAATGGATTCGACACTGGATCAATCCCAAACTGCTATGTGACAGATTTCGGAGAAGACCAGACAGCCACACCAAGAGTTGAATCAAATACAATTTATGGAGTCAACGGAGATTACAATCTATATGATGGAGCGTATGACGGATACGACAAAACGGTAAGTTTATACGTTGTTGATACAAGCGAAATTGAAATGATTGTAAATCAATTTAAGCCAGAAGAAAATAAAATAGAGTTTAGTCATCGACCAGGCTCCATTTTTTATGCTGATTTTCAGAGCGCATCCTTTAAACAAAATGGCTTGCATGCTTGGACTTTAGAAATTAAGTTAAAGATGCATCCATTCCGTTACTTAAATAATGATGCCATAGTCACTTTGGCAGGTAACGGTACAGTAAACAATCCAGGAACTGTATATTCCGAACCCGTCATCACAATCGAAGGCAATGGAGATGTATCTCTCACTATCGGGAAGCAAACCATGCAACTCACGATTGATACAAAAGCAACAATCGATTGCCGTCATAAAAAACAAAATGTCTATGACAAAAATGGAAATCTGAAAAATACATTGAGAAAAAGAGGTGGATTCTTCGAAATTGCTCCAGGTACGTCTGGTATTGCAGTTTCAGGTACCGTCTCAAAAATCAAAATAAAAGGGAATTGGAGGTATAAAGTATGATTTATCTACAAGAGGGAAACTTCCCTCTTAACGAAGCTTTTAGCTCCGAAATCGTCCATGAAGCTAACAGTACCTATCAGCTTACCTTTAAATTACCAACCTCAGATCCAAAATGGGCATTGTTAACTCCGGAAACAGAACTAGTTGCCGATGACTTGCATGGAGAGCAGTACTTCACTATCTTTGAAGTCGAGAAGCAACATGGATATGTAACTGTATATGCTAATCAAGTAGCGACATTACTCAATGGGTATTCTATCAACAAGATCAATGTTGACCGAGTGAATGGAGCGACCGTAATGAATGCGCTTGTTGCCGGGTTTAAACGAGAAACACCATTTACGTTTTTTTCTGATGTTATGTCAAAACACACCCTCAATCTTAAAGATGTCTCAGCGATGGAAGCCTTGGCCAAAGACAAGCACTCTATCGTTGGGCAATGGGGTGGTGATCTCGTCCGTGACAAGTACAGTGTTCGCTTGCTGGAACATGGCGGAATTGAAAACGAATCATTGTTTGCCTACAAGAAAAACATGAAGTCGTTCCAGGAGTCAAAATCTACTAAAGAACTAAGAACAAGGATACATTTTAAAAAGGTTATCGAAGCTCATGAGGAAGGAAAGAAAGATCAAATCTTAACCGTGACCATTGATAGCCCACTGATCAATAAATACAAGCATATCTACGAAGCAGATATGGAAGTACAAGATCAGGATGTAGTGGATCAAAAAACACTCGAGGAATACGGCAAGCGCTATTTCCGTGAAACTCTGTGTGACATGATCGAAGAAAGCCTTGAGATTGATGTTGTAGGCCAGGCAGATCAACCAGTACACATGTTTGACATCGTGAGCATCTTCCACGAGGGATACGATGTCGATTTGCGAAAAAAGATCACGAAATACAAGTTTAATCCAATGAGCATCAAACTTGTCAGCATCGGTTTCGGTGAAGTTGCTAGAACTTTAGCAGACTCGATTTCAGGGATGGTCAATGATTTTGTCGACAAAAAAATGAAGTCGTTTGATGCAGAATATGAAGCAAAAGTGCAGAAGCTTGTAGATAATGCCAATGCCGAATATGACAAGCAATCAAAAGAGCTAGAACATAAAATCACGGACGGAATCGAACAAGCCAAAGCGCAAGCTGAAGTAATCAAGCAAGAAATTTCCAGTTCCGTCGATCAAAAGATATCAGAAGCCAACACGGCCAATAAGAATGAGATCAAGGAAGAATTTAACGCTAAATACGGTGATATCACTGTAGAAATGGACCAGATCAAGTCCACTGCTGAATTGTTGAAATCAAACGACAAAGAGATCAAAGGGATCATTGAAAATCTTAACAATGATTTCTCGACTCAATTATTTAACATTCAAGGAGAACAAGCTCGATACAAAACCGAGACGGACAAATCCATTGCTGACTTGATAAAAGTCTCTGTCGGCAAAGCAGATCGTGCATATGTTGAGCAAACCGCAAAAGGATTGAAAGAACAGTTCTCGAGCTTTACTTTCAGTGGTGGACCAAACTTGATTAGAAACAGCGGGTATAAGGACGGGCTGAAATATTTCTTTGGAACAGCCAATAGATTCAGATTAGGCACTCACCCATTTTACTACAACGGCAGCAAGCCAATCGCTATTATCTTCAACGATTCAACCAACGAAGTCTTATACCAAACAAATCGCTTTGATTTGGAGCGTAATACAGATTATGTCCTTAATTTTAGAGGGTTTAACAATTCGGCTCTAACCTCTTGCGAAGTATTTGTGTTAGGACGAAAGAAAGACGAAACTCAAAATTATACGGTAATTAAGCATCTATTAAAGCCTACCAAATTATCAGGTCAAGGAGTTGAAGATGTTTCACTCACTTTTAATTCAGGGGAAATTGATAATGCTTACGTGCGTTTTGATAATAACGGATCAAGTGGTGGACAAGCAGATCTATACATCGCTGAAATCGACTTATACAAGGGGACGAATAAGCGACCATGGCAACCTGCTCCAGAAGATCAAGAATATATCGTAACACAAGCACAAGCCAGCTTTGAGCGTACTGCAAATGGACTAACGCAGAAGGTCACAGCGTTAGAGGCAAGCGCTGATGGACTAGCCTCTAAAATCGCAGAGTATAAGCAGACAGCAGATGGACAATTTACCACAATCACCAGCCAATTGGGCGATATGCTCAAAAAGACGGATATCAATATCACAGATGGCCGAATTTCATTTGGAACTGGAAAAAGTATTGATGGACGAAACATCAGCTCATTGTTAGTACAGGAGCCAGAAGCAATTGCCTTGATCGCAAAACTGATCAAGGTCAATGGAGATATGGTAGTTGATGGATCTATTTTGGGCCGTCACATCGCAAGTGAGAGCGTGGAAACTGGGCACATGAAAGCAGGATCAGTCACTACGCAGATCTTGGCTTCGAACTCAGTAACGGCTGATAAAGTGTTGGTAGATTCTGCAATGATTGACAAGCTGGTATCTAATCAAGCATTTATCAAGGAGTTAATGGCTCAAAAAGCTTTTATCACACAACTTGCCTCGATTGATTTCTCTGCAGAACGCATTAGCGGTGGTAGGATTTTATCTAATAAGGGAGCAATGAAAATTGACCTCGATAATTCAGAAATTGATTTTAACGAAAATGCTCGAATTGAATTCAAGTCTGGAAAAAATGTACTTTTTAGACAACGCACACATCCGCAGAAGAAACATAACACCATTGGAGCTTTGATGTTTAAAGATTCCGTACACGGTGGTGTTGCGACCACTTTAGGAAATACATCCCACAAATGGATCAACGAAATGACTGACAACCCTTCAGATGCTGGGGCAGATGGATCTTTTGCTGGAATCAGAATATTTCGTGATAGTCGTGAAACTCCTTACGACAGGGTGGAATTAGTCGGAGACCGAATCCAATTTAGGCACTCCGTGCGTCAAAATGGTGGGCTCCAATTTCAAACTACTGGATTCACTGTCCCTTCACATGGCGAAGGGGGACATGCTGGGGCATGGAATTTAGGAGTTCTCCTTGAGCATTTCAGACAAAATTTTGAAATTATCAGGAAGAATAATCCTTCTTGGGGTCTCAATATCTATGGTTTCCCATTCTACAATATAAATTCTGATCAAACAATTCCATTTGACCAATATATCTAATAAGAGGTAAAAAATGAACGAAAACACATATGTAGCAATCATCACTGATTTAGCCAACCAATTGGCAAATAAGACAATCAACGAAGCAGAATTTAAGGCACGATTGACACAGTCACAGCAACAAGTAGCACAGCTTACACAAGAAGTTGAAGGCTATCGTTCTGTCCTGGAATCTGACAAAGATTTGAAGGACCTATTTGAAGAAGTTAAGAATAAGAATGAGGTAACAAATTAATGGATTATAAATTACAATTTAAATCATTTGACCCAGTTGCAAATGCTACAAAAGTAGCAATCAAACAGGACTTTCCGTATCGTGTATTTGAGGAAATTTTGCCAACCAATCGCACAAACGACGATGATGCGACACTGGTTGAAGCGGTTCTGAACATCGTCCGGATGGAATTGGACCCATCTGGTGCTATTGTGGCACTGAAGAAAGAGCTTGATAAGTCTGTTGAGGCTAACAATGATGCTATCGCTAAAATCCAAGCTCTAACCAAGGACAACGAAGAAAAAGCCAACCAAATCCAGAAGATCAAAGAAGTGGCAGAATGGAACGTGTTGGCCCGTGTGACTGATGTCGAGAATCCACTTGATCCAACTGTATTTAAGCGTGGTCTTGAGCTTGTAGATCTTGGACAAGTTGGCAAAACTTACCAACCACAAGAGATCTTTACGATCGAAGATCCAAATCACACTGAAGCATTTGGAGAAGGTAAGCGTATCATGATCCAAGTAAATGAGCCATTTACATATCAGGGCGAAACTTTGGATCAATTAAACAGCCTTTACCAAAATGGTAAAATCGGCATTTGGAAGTGGACGAAACCAAAAGAAGAAGCTTCCAGCGATTTGGCAACTCAACCAGTAGCCACAGCTACACCACAACCAGTACTTTAATAAGAAAGGGGCGTGATCTATGATCCACTTTACACCAGAAGACATCAGTATGATGGTCGGATTTGTCGGGATCCTCCTTGGTATCTATGGCAATTTCAAGGGCAATATCGTAGCACAGGAGAAACGTATGGTAATCTTGGAAAAAGATATTGAGACCATGCGTGACTTTCGTCTAACGGCTGTCAGACGGCTCGATAACCACGATGAACAGAATAAGTCTCTATTGATCTTAGCAGAGCAGGTTAAGGCTTTGAGCGAGGACATGAAGGAACTTAAAGCCCTTATCCAGAGCAAGAATTAGGGAGGTGATGTGATGTCGAGTATCATGACAAGCATTAGGCAAGTTGACGGTGGAAGTGTTATCAAGTCTGGCGACACTTCTTCTGTTTTTAAATTTGAGATCCTTGACGATGATTTCGTCAAGAAGGACCTCACAGGCACAGGTAAGCTGGCCATTTTTAATTCTAAAAATGTGGTCTTGTACCAAGATGTAACGGTTGAGAACGGTAGCTTTAGTTTTAAGTTTGACAAGGTTGTAGCGCCTGGATATTACAAGCTAGAGATCAAACTGGACGGCTATGTCTTCCCAACAGGCGACTTTGAAATCCGTGTGCGTCCGTCATTTAACCCAGCAAACAGCGTGCCAGAATCAGCCGAAGACCCAAAATGATTGCGTTGGCCGAAGAAGTTAGGAAGCAATTGGGCAACGTTAAAATAGACGAGCTTCCAGACCTATTGACAATATATAACTTATCTAAAATTTGAAAGGAAATAAAAATATGGCAGAAAATAAACTCGAAGCAGTAGTAGTAGCAATCGGAACCGACATCAAGAATTTGCGCAAGGCGATCAGTGACAAGGAAGCAAGCGCAGGGATCACAGAACAACAGCTCAACGAAGCAATCCAACGTGTCAAGTCCGATATTCTGGGCGAAGGTGTCCCAGAAAACCTTGACACACTCAAAGAAATCGCAGAAAAAATCGCTACGCTTAACGGTGACACAAGTGGTGCTATCGTGGCTAAGTTGACCGAGCTCGGTCAAAAGATCGATGCTGTGTCTGATGTTGATTATCTCGCAGCCTACAATCAAGCGAAGGGAGAGTAGTGTATGAATCTAATCGAAGCAATTAAGCAGATCGGACGGGATATCAAGGCTCTTGTGACACGGACCGATAGTATCGAGGAGAAGCTCGAAGATTTGAAGAAAACGGGTACATCTTCCAGCACCGGTAATGCCTCAACGGATCTTGACCAGATCAAGCAGGATATCCACGATCTGAAGACTCTGAAATGGTTTAAGGAAACAAATTCGTGGAATAATCACGGGTCAGAAGAACCTCATGTCTGGAAGGAATTGGAAGAGGCAAAAGGCGACGTCGGAACTCCGTATACGAACTTGCCATTTTATTTTTTTAAAGACAAAGAAAGTGGCCGTATTAACCTGAATGGTTTAGACAATCCGCCCTTTTATATTGACCCTGAGACCAATGAAGCCACTTGGAGTGGTGAGTGCGAGTGGATTGATTCAATCACTGCCGAGAATTTGCTAGGCTTTGAATTACTACATGTGTCGGAAGACACCTGGGAGATGTATGACAACGGAAAAAATAAAGGCGAAAGCCGTGAACGTTACTTGGTCGCCCGCACGTTTGGCGATACCAAGCAACAAGGCTTGTGGTATGTTGACGATGATGGTCACTTCCAACGCTTGGTTGATACCATTATTGAGCTTAAAAAAGAAATTGCAGAATTGAAAGGAAAACAAAATCATGAATAAAATTAACTGGTCTGTACGTTTGCGTAATAAAAACTTTTGGTTGGCAGTAGTGCCAGCCCTTGCATTGCTATTCCAAGCATTTGCAAACATCTTCGGAATTAAATTGGAATTTGGCGAAACCATTGATAAGATCTTGGTATTTATCAATGTACTCTTCGCCTTCCTTGTCCTTATCGGAATCGTAAACGACCCTACAACCGTAGGATTGGGCGACTCAGAGCGTGCGCTTGGATATGAAGAACCTCACGAAGATTAGTATATTTTTGCTGGCAACCGTCTATTTTTGGGTGGTTGCCTTTGATTTTAAAAAAGAAAGGATAAACAACCATGAGTAGAATTGAATCAAGTATCGCACGTATGCGCCATTTGCAAGCTATCCCTGTCCATTATGACATGGGAGATCGGTTAGGGAATGATGCGGACGGTGACGGTCGTATCGAGTTTGACTGCTCATCAGCAGTTAGCTATTCACTAGAAATCAACCTAAACAACAACACAGAGACGCTTCAACAAGCTCTTCCTGCTATCGGCTACGCTAAAATCTTTGACGCAGTAGACGGCTCATTTGATGCACAACGTGGTGATGTGGTTATCTGGGCACCTCGTGATGGGTCTAGTTCCCTCGGAGCATTTGGCCATGTATTAATCATGACCAGCGATAGTACGGCCATCCACTGTAACTACGGCATGGATGGAGTGACCGAAAATGACTATAACTACATCTGGGATCTCAACGGTCGTCCTCGTGAGATCGTATTCCGCGAGAGCGGGGCACCAATTCCAGCTCCCGCACAAAGCGAATTTGATCGCGAGCTAGACGTTAACACACGTTTGGGCAAGTCAGACAAGCCTTACTACGAAGGCACACTCACTACTGACTATTATGTGGAAGCAGGTCCTCGTATTGATAGCCAAGATAAGGAATTTCTCCCAGCGGGTACACGAGTACGTGTTTACGAAAAACTAAACGGCTGGTCGCGTATCAACCACCCAGACAGTGCGCAATGGGTCGAAGATAAGTATTTAGACGACTGTACAGATATGTAAGATTTCCCCTCCCATTTTGGGAGGGCTTTTTATTTTGCCTGAAACTAGTTCCAGAATAAAAAATCTTTAGTTATTTTTATAAAAGGTGTTGACAAAGGTGCCACCTTTTGATATACTATAATCAAGGTAAGGGTAAGACCTACCAAACAAAAAATCGCAAGTCCCGAAAGGGGACGAGGAGGAACTAAAATGGAAAACAATCAATTTGTAGTAATCGGTGGCCAATACGAAAGCTATGATTATGGTACTACGACCACACTTTTAGCAGCAAAAAGACTAGCAACAGCAAATGAAGAACATTGGGATAATTGGCAAGGTGTCCACGTTCCTGAAATTTACAAAATCGAAGATACAAAAGTAGTCGTTAGCAAAGGTCGTTTAACCAGCTATGATGGACAAGAAATTAGAATACCTGTTGGCAAACCTTATATGATTAAAAACAGCAAAACAAATAAATGGGAGTTTTGCTAGGATTATAGAGGGGCAAATGCCCCTCTTTTAAAAAATATTGTCTTAAAAAGGAGAAAAACATGGCAGACAAATTTAAAAAATCAATTTACTTGGCTGGCGAACTAGTAAACATTTATGACGAGTGCAAAAATAATCGCTCCCGCTCATTTAGTGGGCGGGTAGCTGACATTGCTGATCGTTATACTATCTTAATGGATTTAGCTGATATTCCAGAGCTGACAGATGACGAAAAAGTTATTTTAGGGGAAGCCGTACTTGGTGGATTTATTGACAAATTGAAAATCAAATATCTACCAGAGAGCATCCTGGACACAGAGTTACCGCAATCAAAAGAGTTTGCGGAAAAAGTTTCCAAACTTGATTATAGCCAACGATTAAAACTAATCGAAAGCATCGGTATTTAATGCGAAAGGATAGCAGTATTTTTTGAAATGTGCTATAATATATACGATAATCGAATACTTTCACTTACTTAAACCACCAACGGCAATTGGTGGTTTTTTCTGTTATAACGGCAATTTTCCAGATTGTCTATTATAACGGCAACCGAATGACTACGTAATTGACTACGTTTTTATTTGTTTGAGTGATATGTGACCATACCCAAAATATAGTAAAATCAACTAACCGTATCTAATGGGAATCTGATGGTAATCGTATTAAAATTTTGGTATAAATAAAGTATTTTTGCATCAAAAAAAGCGATGATTATATAACCATCACTTTTCGTTTTTTAATTTAGTAGCGTACTCTGTCATTTTTATCGCATGTTTTAAACGCATGTTCATAATATCAGATATACCGTTTTTATATTTATCTACTGCTTGAGTAGATAAACCACAATTTTTACTAATAGCATAGGCTGTGGCATTTTCTAACAGCCATTCAATAGCATTAATATCTACTAGCATTTTTACCTCACAAAAAACCAAATAATCAATATAATAAGAACTGTTCCTAAAATAAATTCAAGTTTTTCTTTAGCAGAAGTTTTTCTAACATTAAATTTTACTTTCATATAGATACCTGTTATAATTAAAGTAGCCCCCTCTAGGGGGCGGATAGTGATTGCTCACTATCCGAATTCTATGTGCCATTCAACACTAATGATGAATAAGTTGATCTTGACTACTAGCTTATTTGTCTTAGTTTTGATTGGCTTTTTCCTTCTCTTTAACATTAATTTTTCCTTTCTATATTTTCCTTGTCTAAGGTTTCCTCCTTAACCTTATGTAACTATTATACAACTAAAGTTATATAATGTCAAGCGATTTGATTAACTTTTTTAAAAGAAGAATGAAATTTATTTTCCTATTAAATGACTTCCTTTTATGTCTAAGATGAAAAATAAAACTTGAACTTTCTTGAAAGCTATGCTAAACTAACAATGTGAGCAATGAACTTGTGGAGTTTTAGAAGTCAGTACCTAAAACAGACCCTAAAATCTAAAGACAGCTATATAATTGAGTTTTAGAAACTCCCACCGGCTCCATATTTTTATTCATGGAAGATTACTCAAGAGGCTTAAGAGGCCGTGTTGGAAACGCGG